TCAATCATGCGTGGACTCAACGAGCCCCTGAGAGGCAAAAAAGCGCATTACGTCGCAATAGCGATACTGCTCACCACCTTTCCCCGGGTTCGTGCCTGGGGCTGGTGCAGGGAAGGGGGTTCCGCTCTGCTCCCAGTCGCGGCGCTTCCTCCAGAAAGTGGTCCGTGAAATTCCTCCCAGCATGGCCTGCACCGTTTCACGGTTAATGATGGCCGGCTGAATAGTAATGTTTGTGTTCTGCATCTACTTGTACCCCTTCTGGTGCTTGCCGCGTAATTCCTCTTCCTCCTGGCAATCAGCGCAGCGCTGACAGCCCGGCACCGCTTCCCGCCGTTTTGGTTTGATCTCTTCCCCGCAATCACAGCAGTGAGTAGCTGAAACAGCGTTATGGTTGATGCGCATGTTCTGGATGGTCAGCTCCAGCCGGCGCTCGGCCAGCTCGTTGGCCTGATCGATGATTTCTGCGCTCATGCTGCACCGCCTTCAACGCGCTTGAACTCGATAACCCAAACCCATGGGTTAGCCTTCCAGTTGTCAGCGCCGTAGATTGATTCCCATAGCAGTTGAAACGCTCGTACAGGATGTTGCGCATTTACGACGCCAGGAATGCCGAAATCAGCGTGTGAACATGTCGTCAGATTCTGGACTCCTTCTCGCATAGCATCGACATCGTGTATTGAGTTAAGACGCTCAACGCGCACGTCGGTGATTTCCAGCGTTATCCGACTGGCCCAGCGCGGCATGTGGATGGATGGGCGAAGCTTTCCGGCGCCAGAAACTTTTGGAGGGGTTTCGAATCCTGTCCATCCATCACTGAAAGTGCCTGTGAACTCGTAGAAGGTCGGCGCCCATGGTTTTCTGTATCCTGTTGCCACAGCCATTTCACCAACACCAGTTGGGCTAACATCGTCTAACGATGCCGGGAAACGATAAGCCTCGCGCACCCAGATGCGGTCTCCTGGCTTGCCAAATGCGCTATTCAGATAGTTCCCTGCCGACAGCTCCCCGGCTAATTCATTGCCAGCCAGCTCACATCCAAGGTTTTTGTCTAATACCGGAAACCTAACCGGGCGCCGTGTCTGCGTCTTCCGGTCGTCGAGCAGCGCCCGCACCATCTCTCCGTTAAAAATCATTCCGCGTTCTTTCATGCAGCACCGCCTTGCCCGCCGACTAAAAATGAGCAGTCTTTTTTGTGCTCGTTACAAGACCAGACCACTTCGTCATCACCACGGAAAACATTTACTTCAACCGTGGTTTTAAACTTCGCAACCGCACCGCATTTGCATCTGGCAGAGGTATTTCTGCTTTTGGCGGCAACACCGCCGACTCTTGGGTATTTGCTCATGATTCCACTCCATACCGCCCATTCATGCGGCCAATGCTGCTAACGAATGCCGTCAGGCTAATGCCCATTGGCTTTATCTTTTCGTGATGCTTTTTGATGATCGGCGGCACCACGTCATTCCATTTAGGTTTTGGTTTAGCTTTCAGAGCCCGGCGTATTTCCTCCGCGCATTGGCGGCCTTGGTTACGCATAACGTTTTCGATTTCTGGAGTCATGCTGCCTCCGTCTTAACAACGTCAATGGCGCATCCGGGGATCAGCTCAACGGAAGCAGTGGCGCACTGGTTGCCCCAGTGACTCCAGCCTGGCGCTGCGCTGCGACTGAACAGTTCAATTCGCGGCACGTCTCCGTAGAGAAGCTCCAGGCGATGGCGAACTTCCCACGGCTTTTCGCTGTGCGCGCCGAGCGGGCTGTAAACCACCTGCTTAATGCCGGCGTGCTTGCGCTCCAGCCCGGCGCCGCGGGTGGCGATCAGTACGTCTTCGGTATTGGCGCGGGTATGGTTGCCACCGTTCATGCGCGTCTCTGCATTCAGCAGGTCGAGGAAGTCGTAAAAGTCGGCAACCTCTCCCTCTGCCAGAGCCTTGGTAATGCGCAGTTCGGCCAGCTGGTTCAACTTCACCCAGGTGAAGCCCTTCATGGTGCGCACCGTAAATCCCCAGGCCTGGGCCAGCTCGATCGCCTCCTGGTTGTGGGTGCCGGTGTACCACATCGCCAATACGGCGTTATCCGCGGCGAGCTCCCATACCGGGAGCCGCTTCATATCGAGCAAGCTCATGGTGGGGTAGTGATCGACGGCGGCGCCGTTGCTGATGGTGTTGCCGTAAGACCATGGCGGGTCAGCCATTATTAAGCTGTATTTTTGATTCGGCATCTTCTTCCTCCCATCAGAGAAACGACGCGGTTGAAATCTTCGTAGCTCTCAATATTCCGTGAATAATCAAGCATCCTTTGCGTGCCGTTGGAATAAATTCTCCCCGGGTAAATACCGCTAGAAGATCTAAACTCCATCGTCTGGATAAGCGTTCCTGGGTTTTTTGTGCTGGCCAGTTCTTCCGTAGACATGAAGGCTATCTTCTCTTCATCGATGACAACGAAGGCGTAGAAGTCACATGCACTAAGTGATGCTGCGCGGCCATAACCTTTCCCCGTTCTCGTTCCGAACCGGTAAACACTTTTTGATTTGCCGTAATCGCGCATTTTCAGCGTCGAGCGAACCTGTCCCTTAAGGAGCCTGCCGTTGGCCTCAACCACAATGTCGTATGGCAAACCCTGGTCTGATGGGAAACAAACAAAACCCTGCTTGGCTAACTTAAAAATTGCGTAATATTCTCCGCACTTTCCCAGCTCAAGCTCGCTGGCATATTCTTCACTCATGCCGCCTCCTGCCTTTCCTGATATTCCTCAGCGAGCCGCTGCGCCTTTAATGGATTGCTGACCACTTCACCCCATGGCATTAGCCAGCCGTTACCTATGTAGGGAAGGCACAGTGTGCCAACCCTGATGTCGACATGAGCGTGAGTCATAGGACTGACTCCATTTCGTCGATGTAGAGGCCCTTGGCAATGAGGCGGCTACGGCGTGCTGCACGTTCAATGCACTCCTGTCGTCTACCTTCCTGCGATTGCTCTATGGCGCGTCGGGTGAACAGCCGCGATTTACCTTGCGGCGTTACAACCTTCGGTTTCGTCACGAGGCTAAATGTCCGGTCACAGATGCCGTCCTCGTTGAGCCATTTCTCCGATTCAACTATCTGCGCTATCTGCCCGGAGCCGCGGGTAATGCCATTGGCCACCCGGTTAAACTCGATGAGAGTTACGCCGAATTTCTCAGCGATTTCGCTGCCGGTGACCGGGCGGCCGCGCGTCTGAATCATCCAGATAACGCGCTCACGGAGGCCGGAGAATTGCCCGGTGCGCCCGGGCCGACGGTAGAAGGGTGTGCGTTTCATTTCCACTACTCCCCGAATGTTTCTGCCTATTTGATAATCAGTGACGGCTTGCCGAGTTTTATTTGCGCCCCCGGTATATCCACGCCAGCTTCGATTTGATGTTTTATGGCCAGTTTGTTGGGCTTTATATTTGTCTCGTATTCGACGAATTCAGGCGGCAATGCGTTGGCGTCAGTAATTTCGACAGACTTAGACGGAGCACGAACCGTTACCTGATGAATGCCAGCTTTCAGGGACTTTTTCCCGGCAGTTTCGAGTGATAAGGCAACATAATCCTTCATTCTTTCCACACGGTTTTCAGCCGCTTTGGCGCGCTCAGTAAGGCGCTTACTCTCTTCTTTCAGGGCTTCGGCATAAGCAGATTCGTTTTTGCAGATCGCAAGAATCTGCTCAACCTTTGCTTCAAGCTCCCACTCAATCCCATCAAGGGTGTCGGCTATCTGTTCAGGTTCCATTCCTGAGTCGGTCAGCTTGGCGAAGTCGTTGGCGATCTGATAAAGAGCTGTCATTGGGTAACCTCTTCAAATTTGGCTTTAGACCTGGCATAAACAGCCTGAACCTCTTGCTGCAGCCGCATTCCTGCTGTCATTTTGTAGGCAGCCTGGAAATGGGTTTTGAGGGCATGCATGTTTTTTGCCTGCTTCATGTCTTCGCAAAGCGAACGGACTGTATTGTTCAGCTCTTGCTCAGCGTTTTCTTTCGACTGGATAACTTCACTTTCAGATGTGTAAGGCATGGTCGGCTCGGTAAAGATGCCTTCGCTCTCGTTGAGCATGTCCACGGCGTTATCGAGACGGTCAGCGCGCGGCCAGTATTTATATGCGCGCTTCACAATCGTCTTTCTTGCCATCTCAGACCAGAAGTTGACCCAGGGACCTTTCGGGGATGTGCCGGCTTTGCTCACCTTTCTGATTTCTTCAATCTCGGCGAGACTCATCTCTTCAGTCAGGTAATCGCCGTCTGACGTTTTAACCGTGCAGTAGCCGCCGATAACGGCGCCGCGGTCTTCAGGAGTGGCGAATGGGTTGTATTTATGGGCCGGAGCTTTATCGAGGCCAATAGTTTCGTAAGCGTCACATGCATGAACCAGTTTGCACTGACCCCACTTAATGACCCCGGCTGATTGGGCTATATGCAAAAGGCCCATATAGCTGATATCAAGGCATACCATTCCGTCACGCGGGACGAGGTAGGCCAACTTGCTTGCAGGGTTTAAGCTGATGCCGACCGCAGCAACGTTGATGATTGCGTTCTGAGCGCTAACCGGGTTGCTAATTGCCGTTTGGGCCAATTTGTCATTGCGCTGGAATAACTGAATCGCAAACTGGCATTCTTTTGCCCACGTCAGGCTCTGGTCAGTAAGGGCATTGGTAAACAGCGACTCTTGCTGTTTGACGAACTGAATAAGATCAAAGCTCATAGACCCTCCTCAATGTTGATCTGATGCCGGGCGATAACTTCAACCATGTAGCGAACGTGAGCCGCCATGTTTTCCTGAAAATCCACGTCATCGTCGAATGCGCGGCTTATCGCCTGTTTGCTGGCGCCACGGCGTTGAAGTTCGTCGATGCACAGCGATTCCAGCAGCCGGAGAGGGAGACCTTTCTCAAGGTCATCCGCGAGTTCAGATTCTTGCTCTTCGCGCGCCAGCTGCTGGTAATGTGTATTCCAAGCCTGGGCTTCGATCCGGTCTTGAATGTGATAAGCCGCCATAGCTCTCTCCTGAAATTTGGTTGTAAGAATCCCCGGCGCGATGAAAGCCGCCTGATAGCTCAGTTAAATTCTTTGGTTCGATTACCGGCGGAGGCCTTGCCCCAACCCGTTCAGATAAACTTCAATCAGCAAATCGGTTGTGTAAGTGCGCTCAATCCCGCGATGCAGGTATAGGCGGCCGCGTTTATTTGCCGATGCGGTCCAGGTGCTTTCCCGATGTTTAACTAGCATCCCTGGCAGAACGGCACCGCGGTTAACGGTCTGGGTACTGTAGTGTTGACTAATCATGGAGGGCCTCCATCACAAACAAGGAAACCAGCAGGTATATGGCTATTAAGCCAATGCAGATGCGGGTCAGGTTTCGCCAGCACCGACGTGACATACCGCAACGATCATCATCAAATTCATCGTGATTCATATCACCCTCGTGCCTTTTCGCCGGCCAGCGGAACAAGAAAGACTTCTGCGCTAATGGGCGGTGGATGGCCGCCGGTTGTCATAACTAAGCCGCCTCGGTGAAGCGACTGAGGTATGAAAAAAGCCGCTGGTAAGGCGGCTCTTTAAATGCGCCACACTCTCGCAGTGGCCGCGCTCATGCCCTTGAGTTACTGTCGCTCATCGCCGCTAATAACCGGTGCGCGTCTGGCGTTCGCGCTGCTTTACCGGCATACCGTTTTCCTCGATTAACCCTGACCAGCGGTATGTCGCAGTTCGGACCTGCGTCTGGCTCTCTCTCGAAGACTCGGGGCCGCATCATTACTGCGGCTTGAAAGTGCGGTCTGTCCGCTTTAGTGCTTCATTGGAATCACTCCTCTAAGTTGAATCAGCGCCAACTCCCAGCCAGTGTTGCCCGTTCTCACGCCGTTCTCGCTCTCGCGCGGGGATACTCTCTCACCGACCGGATCGCACCCGGTGATACAGCACGTTTCTCGTGTAAGGGTCTAAACAGGTCATTGACGCTGTAAATCTGCATGTTGTTAAAAAGCAGGCGACTTGCTTTCCGCCGCTGGCTAACTTCGCTCAGCTGTCGATGTTTCGTTTCGATGGGGTGAATTTAGCGTGATGCTAAATTATTGGCAATAGCAATATGCTAAATTATTTACGAGTTAGATTTAGCGTATTGATTAATAAGAGATTAAAAATTTACTTGATGGAATTCAGGACGTAAAAAAGCCCGCTCGATGGCGGGCTTGATAAGATTAGCGTGAGATTATGGGATATTCAGTATCTTGGCGTCGACCACAACACCGATGATTTTGCAGTTTCCATTAACCTCAATCATTGGATATGCGGGGTTAAGGGGCTTAAGGAAGCGCCTGCCTGCATCGATTACAAGCTTCTTAAAGGTCGCTTCGTTATCGCCATCCAGCTTTGCCACAACCAACTTCCCGTTGCGCGGCTCGACTTCGGGATCCACCAATATGGCAGCACCTTCTGGAATGCTTAGGCCGGCAGGAGAGGTCATTGAGTCACCTTTAACATCGAGCCAGAATGAATCTTCTGAACAGATAACAGTCGTGTCATACCAGCGATCAATCGCTCTTCGGTGATAAGGTTCTACAGCTTCCATCCATTGCCCCGCGCTTACCCAGCTGATTACAGGATAACTTCCTTTTGTTTCGTTGAGCCCCCGATATGAAACGTTCGAAGGTTCTTCACTGGCGTGCAAAACATCCATCCAGCCAAAAGGCAGATCAAGCGCACTTTCAATTTTTCGAGCCATCTTATCGCCAATATTGCGATTAGGGTTTGGTCCCAGAAGCTGGCTAAGGGCTGCCGGACTTGTCTCAATGAGCTCGGCGAATTGCGCTTTGGTCATTCGAGACTCGTGCTGGCGCTTCTCATATAGCGCTTCTAGGTTGGACTTTCTGATTTCTTTATTTTCCATCCCTGCATTGTTACCGCTTTTAGCAAAATGATAAATGTGCAAATTGCTAAATGTTGCTTGCGTAGTATTTAGCATAACGCTAAACTCCAAATCAAACGACTCACCCGGAGACACCAATGAGTAATGAACTACACCGCTGGCGTAAGGCAGCCACTACCGAAGAATGGGCTCAGCTCGCAAAGCTGGCTAACACCACGGCAGGTTATCTGGACCAGATCGCCTACGGAAATCGCCGGGCATCTCCAGAAATGGCATCTGCTATCGAGAAAGGCACGAAGAATTTTCACCACCAGGCTCCGGTCCTCAAGGAAAGCCTTGTATTCGCATCGCCGCGTGATACTGCGGCCTAACCACGAAAGGGAATGCACATGCAGTCACTTGCGTATCAACACAATAACGGAATACACCCGGGAGCGATGATAAATCGCGCTCAACCTAAGGCGGCGCCGGACCACGACAAGATCCGCGATGCGGTCCGTGCATGGTCGTCGGCGCTGGACAATCAGGACGTCGTATCGGCGCTGATCATCAACGAATACCGGGAGCAGGGCGGGACCGCCATAAGTTTCCCGGAAGACATCAGCCGGGCGCGCCAGAAGCTGTTTCGCTTCCTGGATAATCGTTTCGACTCGGAGCAATACCGCGAGAACGTTCGTCAGCTGACACCGGCAATCCTGGCTGTTCTGCCGCTGGAGTTTCGCAATCGCCTGGCACCTCAGAACGACACGATGTCTCTGATTGCCTCTGCGATGAAAGAGTGTGCTGAGGCTAAGCAGGCTGTTCTGCTGGGCGCTCCAGAGCACCAGAAGCTGAAAGAGGTAAGCGAGGGTATAGCGTCTCTGTTTCGCCTCATGCCGGAGCAGGTAGGGCCGCTGATGACGATGGTGACATCGATGCTGGGGGTTATGTGATGGGAAGTATCAATAAAGGCGAAAGCCGCGCTGTTGGTAGCAGCTACGGCTTTCAAGACACTGTGTTACGCCAAGTAACGGGAGTAAGTATGTCAAATACCGCAAAAATTCTCAACTTTCCTGATGTAGTTTCGGGAATACAGGAGCTGCGAGTGGCAGATCTCGACGATGGGTTTACGCGCATCGCCAATGAGCTCCTTGAGGCTGTCATGCATGCAGGTTTGTCGCAGCATCAGCTTTTGGTGTTCATGGCTGTCATGCGAAAAACATACGGCTTCAATAAGAAATCTGACTGGGTCAGTAACGAGCAGATTTCGGAGCTGACCGGCATTCTCCCGCATAAGTGCTCAGCTGCAAAAAGCGTCCTAGTCAAGCGAGGGATATTAACTCAAACCGGTCGTGTTATCGGGATTAATAAAACGGTCAGCGAATGGTCATCTTTACCTGTAAAAGGTACAGAAAAAAAACCTTACCTGAAAAAGGTAAATTTACCTGAATCAGGTAAGAAATGTTTACCCGAATCAGGTGACGGCTATTACCCAAATCAGGTAAACACAAAAGACAAACATACAAAAGACAATAAAGACAATAGTAATAAACCCCCTAAATCCCCCCGGGCGGTTTCGTTCGATGCATCCAATGTTCAGCTGCCTGACTGGCTGTCCGTAGTCACCTGGTCTTCGTGGGTTGAATACCGTCGTGACCTGAAAAAGCCGATCAAGTCTCAGCAGACCGTGACGCAAGCCATCAACCTGCTCGACCGCTGCAGGCTGAACGGATACGCGCCTGAAGAAATTATCAACCGAAGCATCGCCAACGGCTGGCAGGGTCTGTTCGAACCTGACGGACAGGCGAAGCGCTGCCGAGATACCGGTCAGGAAGATCTCCACTGGAACAGCCTGGATGCATGGAGGGATTTCCTGTGAAACCTGAACTCTACCGCGCAATAAACAATCGGGATGGTGCAGCGATGGCAAGCATGGCCGGGGGCAACCCTGAGCATGGCCGGGTTGTGAATTCAGACGCTGAGCGCCTTGTTGACGCGCTGTTCATGCAGTTGAAGCAGATCTTCCCGGCAGCAACGCAAACCAACCTCCGATCCGATGCTGACGAGCGAGTGGCTAAGCAGCAATGGATAGCGGCATTTTCGGAAAACGGCATCCGCACCCGCGAGCAGTTATCCGCCGGCGTGCGCCATGCAAGAGCCAGTGAGTCGCCGTTCTGGCCATCGCCGGGCCAGTTCATCAAGTGGTGCAAGGACAGCGGCACAGTCCTCGGTATCAGGCTGGCTGACGTGATGGGTGAATTTCAACGATACAACCGCGAGAAGGGGCTCCACACTGGCGGCGCGGAACGCTTCCCCTGGACTCACCCGGTCATGTACTGGATTGTCACCGATACCCGGCGGGCAATGTATCAGCGACAGCTCAGCGAGGCGGAAACCGAGAAATATGCCGCCAAAAAGCTGGAAGACTGGGCGCTTAAAGTCGCCGCCGGAGAGCAAATACCGTCACCGGTACTGGCGCTGGAGAACAACCAGGAAGCTATCCCGACAAACCATGTCAGTCGGCAGCAGGGTTTTCATCCGGAAGGCAAAAGCTTTGGCTGCATGCCTGGTGCCGCATCGCTCGGCGCGCTAACCCCAGCTCAGTGGCTGCGGGACGAATACCTGATTGGCAAAGAAAAGGGGCTGATTCAATGAAACGTATATCCGGCACTCAAATCGTCATCAATTTTATCGGCAGTCATCCCGGTTGCACTTTTTCAGAGATTCGCACCGAAACGGGCCTGGACTCTTCTGTCGTCAACTCAGCTATCTGGGCCACGTTCAACGACGGACGGGTTTTGCGAGCAGGCGAGCGGAAAGGCTGACCAATCTTTTTAACCAGTGCCTGGCGGGAGTAAGAAAATGAACATCGAAACAGTAAACGAGCTCATTCAGTCGCTGGAGAGTGCGGGCGAGCTGTCGATCAGAGAGCGGAAGTATCTGGAGCTGGCGAAAGCTTACCAGCAGCTGGCTGCGGAGAATGTGGGGCTAAAGGCTGGCGTAACTTACTTCGCATACTCGCCTGAATACGGTTTTGATTATTTCAAAGACAAGCAGATCGCTATTGATACAGCGCAGGAAGAGATTGACGCTTACCGTGAGGACGCAGACGACGGCTGGAGCGAAGATGTTCAGCGCGTGTCATGGGGTGTTGTGATTCAACAGGCTCAAGGCTTCGATGCTCAAGGGCTGCATACCTCCGATAGCCAGCACACCTATCAAACATGCAATTACCGGTTGGTTGACTCGGTGGCAACCCCCGCCACCGATCGCATCGTAGCCGAAGCAGAGGCGCGCGGAGTTGAGAAGGCTATTGCTCACCTTGATAAAAAGTTCAGCAATATCGGCGTTCAGATTATGAATCTGCAATGGCTGGCTGATTCGCTGCGAGAGGGGGGGCCGACAAATGAGCAACGCCGCAATGATTATTGTGCCAACGGATATCAGCGAAAAGGTACGCGAAATTGAGGTTGCATACGCTCGCTATCTCGAAGAGTTCCGTATCCATGAAGACCATAAAATCGTTGTTAACTATTCGGCTGGCAAGGACAGCACCGCCGTTTCACGCGTGGCCCTCATAGATTTGGCCGCAACGGGCAGTGGGGCTATGCACAGATAATCCGCTTGAACGGGGAAAGATAATCATCATTCTATTTTTTATTTTATGGTTTTTTATTTTAATTATTAAACCATGAGTATTGGAATGTTTTCTTGTTTTTGATTTTTTCAATTAAATCAATGCTTAATTTGATTATATATATGGGTTTACTGGGCGTGAATTTCGAAGTACAGTACAACTACTGTATGTATGTACAGTAGTTTGAAATTTTAACAAGGAGAATAGTATGCCTGAAGAAACATTGACTGTACTAGGTGGTGGTAATAACAACTGTAATGTTAGTTGGGGTGGCGGCAATGGTAACAACGGTGGTGCTGGCAATTCTGGAAAAAACGGTGGCACTAAATATGAAGGTGCAACCAGTCAATTGAAGTTGAATGACCGTGTAGTAATTCAACTTTATCTTTGCAATCCAATTAACCCAGAATATACTGGTGCACCTTGGGGTAGTGATAAAAACGCAGCATCAATTATCGAAGCAAATAAAAATAAATCAGCGAGTTACAAAGCTAATATCCAAAATTGGCGCCGGGGTTATGCAAAGGATGGCTCTTTAGATACCCCTGCTGTATATAAAGTAAATGGTGAAGGTGATGTTGATTATTATTACGTTAGTTTTGGAAAAGAACTATATAATGTAAATTACAATCGTAAAAAAGACTCCTTCTTTACCGGGTACGCAAACGGCGGTGCAACCAAGCAAGAACAGCGCATGGATGATCAAGCTATTGCAGTTGTGAAACTTTATTTACTTGATGAAAGGCAGGCAGCTGTACTCGATACTGCGTCAGGAATTATTACTGACTCTGGTAAAACTCTCTCTGGAAAAATCGGAGATAAATACAACACTCTGGCGAAGGAGGCGGCTAATAATATAAAAAACTTCCAGGGTAAAAAACTCCGAAGTTTTAATGATGCCATGGCATCTATTAATCAGCTAGCCAACAATCCAAAGATGAAGTTAAGTCAGGCGGATAAAACAGTTGTCTCTAATGCCCTAAAACAAATGAATTTATCAGCACTAGCAGACCGATTCAAAGGGTTAGAAAAAGCCTTTACCTGGGGTGATCGACTTCTTAAAGCTGAGAAAATTAGAGATGGTGTTGTTACTGGTATCACCACGGGGGACTGGCAAAAGCTGGCGTTTGAGGTTGAAGCTATGTACCTCAGTGGTGTTGCTGGCAGCGTAGCGCTAGGAATTGCTACTGCTATGATTAGTGGGATAGCATCACTTGTTTCTGTCCCCGCTGTAGCTGTCTCTGCACTTACCGTTGTGGCAGTAATTGGCATTGCTATTGCTACATCTTATATCGATGCTAATAAAGCCAAAGCATTGAATAATGCAGTCCTTGGTTTGTTTAAATAACAGCCAGGTTTTAATAAAAAGCGGGTTACCCCCGCTTTTTGAAGTAAGGCAATCCTTTCATTGCGTATAGATAAAGCAAAAACATCCATACAAAAACATAGTTTGTTAAAAATAAACATATATAATAAATCATTAAGAAATATTCATTCGTAGCAATGACTCTTTTTGTGCGATAAATGCTTTCTGACATATTCTCCATGCCTGTATATGTTAAATAATATGTGCCTGCGAGTAGAATAAGTAAACCTGGAAGGAGCTTAAGCCATTTTTTCAAACCAAAATCATTAACTTTTAAATCTAATTTATTCCAACATAGTGCATACATTAATATGGCGAATGTTGGTGCTGTTTTGGTGTATGTGGAAGCTATAGTGCTCACTTTCAAATGTTGTTCTGAGAAGTCTCTATTATAACCATTTGTTATCTCAAAAAGATATGAAGTGATGTATGAATCTTTATTCATGAAATAAATGCTGAATACTATTATTATGGGGGCTACCCCTAATAACAATGATATTAATGTATATCTTATAAGCCCTTTACCCGTCATCTTATCGTTCATATTGCATCCTTTGCTTGTCTGAACATTTACACGTCATCTTAACTTTTTTAGAGCTATTCGCAAATGTGTTATGCACGAGATATACCGGGCGCAGGGCTTCCCGTAGTGGTACATCCTTGACCAGGAGTACCGCGGTGTGAAATACGCGAAGGATAAGCAAGTGGTGCGCTGCGGCAACGCAGTTCCTCCGCCGTTCGCTGAAGCACTGGTAAGGGCAAGTTTGCCAAAAAAGGTGTCAGACGCGCGCAGCGGCTTAAACTATAATCTCCTCAACACTAGAGGGGATTTTTTTATGTCGAAGTGGAACATTGCAGCAAAAAGCCCGGAAGAGCAGGACAAGGTTAACGTTGACTTGGCAGCCAGCGGCTTCGCCTACAAAGAGCGCCTTAACATGCCTGTCGTCGCCGAAGTTGTCGCCAGAGAACAACCAGAGCATCTGCGCGAATACTTCATGGAGCGCGTGCGTACTACCGCGAGCAGAGCATCCAGCTCCCCAAAGCAACCGACCCACGATACATCGAAATGGCAGAATTAAATGCAAGAAAATGACACCAAGGATCAGCAGGAATCTGAAATACAGGCTTTCGATTTTTCAAAGGAATTTGACGTTCTGATAAATGCAAAAGGAAAGATTACCACTTCCATGCTAACGGCGGTTAATCGCTACTTTTTGTACTTTTCTTTCTTTGAGTCTTTGCTTCTTGGGTGCTCTGCAGGGCAAAAGAAAAGTTCTGACTATGCAAAGGCTCTCATGGAAAGAGGGGTTTATGATGAAAGTATAATTAGATCAACATTTAGCGTGTTTGCAGATAGATACCTTACTGATCGGCGTAGGTATGAGAGTCTTTGTGGTGAAGATAGGCATACACGCCCAGATACCAAAGAAAAATATTACGGCGTTATGTGTGCGAAAGCAGATGATCTTGTTACTCAGTTTGAATTATGTTTATTTGTCTGCTTCAGACTGCGGAACAATCTTTTCCATGGGCCAAAGTGGAGATATTTCCTTGATGGGCAAGAAGAACTACTCTTGACTGCCGGAACTTTTATACATTCGATTCTTGATAAAGCCCCCAGAAGTGAAGAAGGTTGGGAGTTTCAGGATATTTTGTCGCCAACAGAATAGTTTTGATTTTCCTTTATCAACCAGCCATAATCATGTCATCGGAGCCTGAACAACTCCGGTGACTTCTGCGCATTTAAGGGGACTTAAATGCGACCACAATCTGAACTCCTCACCTTGTCACAGATGCAGAAATGCACCTGCGATTTTCTGCATTCTGCGGTTTCCGTTAAGGAGGCCGCATGAGCATGAACAAAGACGGCATCCGTCTGCACAAATCCAATTTTTCCGCCATCGGGCAGCAGATACAGCCAATGCTGGAATCTGGCGACTGCTATCGCCTTATTATCAAGCCCTGGAAGGACAAGCGCAGCCTCTCCCAAAATGCCCTTCTCTGGATGTGGAATGGCGACGTTGCATCTGCCATCAACCACCACTCCGAAAACAAGTTAACAGAGGAAGACCTTCATGAGTTTTTGAAGGATATGTTCTGCCCCGCCAAGCCCGTAACCGTTCTTGGTGAAACCAAGATGGTGAAGTCCACCAAGCTACTCGATACCGAAGAGATGACCTTCTACCTGCGCCGCATTGAAGTCTGGTGCGCTGAGCGCGGTATCAAATTGCGGATCCCTGCCAACTCCGAATATCACTCAAAGGGACACGACCATGTTTGAAGAAGAGATTTGGAAAGAAACATCCATATCAAGCGATTATGAAGTCAGTAATCATGGTCGATTCCGATCCTTAACACGCACCGTTAGCGTGATGAGTGGCTACAAGAAGGTTTTAGAAGGTAAGGATTTGAAGCCGTTTGACGTGCATACCACTGGTTACCTTCAAATAAAGATTTGCGGCAAAAAGTATGCAGCACACAGGCTTGTCGCCATGGCATTTTGCGACGGTTACGCCGAAGGATTAGTTGTTAACCATAAAAACGGCAACAAAAAAGATAACCGCGCTGAAAACCTTGAATGGACAACTCCGTCAAGCAATCTTCGTCATGCCTATAGCGACCTTGGTGTTATCCCAAATCAGCTCGGAAGGTTCGGTGAGGATCACAACGCAAGTAAAGCGGTAATCGCTACATGCCGTGTTACTGGAAAAGAAGTTCGCTACGCAGCCGCTATGGATGCGGTTCGTGATGGGTTCGACAGTGGCTGCATTAGCAGGTGCTGCACAGGTCAATCATCTTACCATAAAGGCTATAACTGGCGATTTGAGGGTGAAGAAAATGAGTAGCCCACTTTCCCGCGTCATCACCAATGAAATCTTCCGCGTTCCGGCGCGCCGCCAGCGTAAGCCAGCGGTTAAGCCGTCCGACATCCCGACACTGAAGGGCTACACCGCCCGCCTGGTGGATCAGAAATGGCTGCGTCTCGCGGCACGGAGGGCACATGGCTAATTTGTGCAAAGCGGCACGCGGCCGCGAATGTCAGGTGCGGATCCCCGACGTATGCAACGGCAATCCTGAAACCTCAGTACTGGCTCACATTCGTCTTGCTGGTCTCTGCGGGACCGGAATCAAGCCGCCTGACCTGATCGCCACCATCGCATGCAGCAGTTGCCACGACGAGATTGATCGCCGCACTCGTCTGGTCGATGCGGAATATGCAAAGGAGTGCGTGCTGGAAGGCATGGCTCGCACGCAGGTCATCTGGCTTAAAGAGGGGCTCGTAAAAGCATGAATGAATACCGCATCAGCCTACCTTGGCCGCCGAGCAACAACCGCTACTACCGGCATAACCGCGGGCGTACGCACATCAGCGCAGAAGGTCAGGCGTACCGCGACAGCGTCGCCAGAATCATCAAAGACTCAATGCTGGATATTGGCCTGACCGCTCCCGTGAAAATCCGTATCGAGTGCCATATGCCGGATCGCCGCCGCCGGGACCTGGATAACTTGCAAAAGGCTGCCTTCGACGCCCTGACGAAATCCGGGTTCTGGCTTGATGACCAGCAAGTCGATTACTACAGCGTGAAAAGAATGCCTGTCGTTAAAGGCGGTCGGCTAGAGCTGACCATTACCGAAATGGAGGTCGCATGAGCCGTGAAGTTATCGAACGCATCCGCGACCGTTGGCAAAAGCTCCGCCTGTTCCGGGCCCGCGGCACGGTATTAGTTGACTACCGCATTTTGAAGAATTTCGTTCGCATCTATCAGACCCTGGGAGAAACAGCATGACAGCGCAATATTTAGAATTTGTTCGCCAGCAGCTGATAGTGGCCACCGCCGATCTGAGCGGCGCGACGAAAGGGCAACTTGTAGCTTTCGCCGAAAACGCGCAGTTCACCGCTACGACGCGCAGCCGGGGAAGGAAAAAGGTATTCGACAAGGATAAGCAGCGCATGGTGAACCCGGACTGCCCGCCGATGGCCGGCAGCCAGTCCCGCGCGAAAGGCTCCGCAATCGCCCTCGTTCTGCCAGTTGAGTATTCGACAGCCAGCTGGCGCCGGGCACTGCTTTCTCTGGATGAGCATCAAAAATCCTGGCTGCTCTGGAACTATAGCGACAATATCCGCTGGGAGCATCAGGAGACGATAACCCGGTGGGCGTGGGAGCAATTTAGCGAGACACTGGCCGGTGTGCGCATTGCAAAGAAAACTGTCGATCGTCTGCGGCAGCTTATCTGGCTGGCTGCGCAGGACGTCAAAGCAGAACTGGCAGGGAAGGCGACGTATGAATACCAGTCGCTGGCGGAGCTGGTTGGTGTTGCAAAGTCCACGTGGACAGAAACCTACCTCCCTCATTGGCTGGCGATGCACAGTAACTTTGTTAAACTTGACAGCGATGCTCTCATATCGGTAACGCGATCACGTTCACAACAAAAGGCGACAAATTTAGATGTAAGTCTTGCAAAAACGAACTGAAAGGCATATATTTCAAGTAAATCTGATATCGTCGCCATAGCTTCGATTGTCGACCAAATTAAGAGCCTCGCCATCGTGCGGGGCTTTTTGCATTCTGCAATCCGACAGGGTGATTAGCGAGAAGCATTGCATCACTACCCCTGTCATATCGTCGTATGGCATTGAGACTAAAATAGTCATATGTTAAATTTCCGGCGTGGTGAATCCCCCTGTGCGGCGGGGCGAAGTGGCCGAGTAAATCAATGTTATGAGTCAGTGAACAATATCGCGAGTCATGGATGGTCGACCAAAGGCTCACCGGGAGGCACCCGGCACCACGCACAGCAGGTGTAAGTTTAAATCTACCGTCGCAATAGTCCGCACATGCAGGACTCTAAACAACGCTATCGGTGACAGCAGGGAAGTAGACCTGCAACTCGTCTTTTTCTGCCTGAACCATAAAAAGCTACTTACCATCCTGCAAGCCTGAAGAACTAATTCGGGAATTATATTCAGGCAAAAAAAACCTACTTTCGGGAAGTAGGTTGTAAGAAGGAACCTTTCTTTATTTAGAATTCAGGGGTTGTCTCAGGCTATCCCCAGTTCATGAATGTTAACAGCTCTATACTGAACTGTAAATAAAATCACCCCCTCCAGAGCACCACGCTTGTGCGGCTTTTCTATTCAGGCTCACGGGAATCATCATCGAAACACTTCGTTGTTAAATTCAGCCCGACAGACCTGGCCCTTTTCAAACACAGCTTCCCGATATTTCATCGGAGGCGGTAACTATGGCTAAACGTATGCAAGACAAAGAGAGCATTGCCGGGATGTCCTGGCTGGTTCTGCTGATCATTGCTTGCTGGGGTGGACTTGTCCGC